CTGTGATTGCTAATACTGGAGATTATACAGTTAGTGTAACACGTTTTCAAATTGATACTTATAAACTTCCAACTATGGTTATTGAGCCTGATATAACAACTGAACCATATGATCCAGAACGAACAATCCATAAAGTTGCATTATTAAATATTGAGGGAACTTTTCCATTAGCCAGTCCAACACTTACTTTTCCATTAGTACAAGCATTAAATCATCCTGTTGCTACACAATCACTTCTTCCTTCATATGGATATTCGAATGATTCTTCTTTTGATGGAGAATTTATAGTAGTAGGAGCGCCAAATCTGAGTTATACTGTAGATCAGCGAGGAGCGGTGTATCTATGGATAAGACAAAATAATGGGTATGTTTTCAGTAATATGTTAAATCCTCCTTTAGATAATATACCTAATGCTGGTATTGGTACAAGTGTATCTATTAGTGAAGATGGTCATTGGATAGGTGCAGGAACAGGACGAACAGCAGGAACAGTTACTTATATAATTGAACGAGCAACCTTAACAACACTAAAAATACCTAAACCTGCTACTTCGGTTTCAAATGTAGTATTAAGTGGTGATGGTTCTATTATTGTTGTAAGTTATCCAAATGCGGCTGATTCTGGACTTACTGAACGAGGCATAGTTAGAATATATAGACGAATTGGTAATACTCAAATACACTTAATACAATCAATAAACTCAACTACTAATAATTTACGACTTGGCTGGTCAATTGGAATGAATGCTACTGGTTCAAGAATTATTATAGGCTCACTTCCAGAGTATGATAATCCTGGTCCGACTGCAGGTGTAGTATTTGTTTATAAAAATGATAACCCAAAATCAAGTGATGTATGGACTTCAGAATCAATAATAAGACCAAATCATGGACCACATCATCATGTAACTAATTTTTATTGGGGAATAGGTGTAGCAATAAGTCATATAGGGGATATAATTGCTATTGGAACAACTAGCAATCAAGTTGATGGAGAAATAACTACTTTTAAATATGATTTTACAAATGAGGAATATGTTGTAACGGAAGTATTACCAAAGCCAGCTGGTGGTCCTTATACTGGTTATGGTCCTACAATAAACTTGTCTTATGATGGAACAGAAGTAATTGTGGGTTGTCCTCATTATGGTATAGTATTTATATATGTAGAAGAAGAAGGAAATTATATAGTAGGAGGTCAAATTGCTGGACCAACAGTACCATATTCTGACTTTGGTTATAGTATATCTTCATTTGATGATGGTCGTTATATTGTTATAGGTGCGCGTGGTTTAAATAATAATCCATATGGAACATTAGAACTGAGAAAAATTTCTGTAGAATTTTATGGAACTATACCTAACAATATAAAGGAACATGTAACTGTTAAAAACGTTAGATGGGAACCAAATTATAGTCCAAGAGTAGTAGTTCCAACCCGAGCAGAACTAACTGGAAAAAATACAGTAAATTTTCCATACTATTGGTGTAATAGTTATGCACGTTTTATAGGACAAGTAAATAAAGCTTTAGGAGAGGCTTATGCAGCCAATTTTAATTATTTATATACAAATTGGATTTCCACTTTATCTACTACACAAAAGGAAATATTTTATAATATTGTTGCACGATTCTATTCAACTCCACCATTTTTAGAATGGTCTAATAATTCACTAAAAGCATCATTAGTAGCAAATGCATTATTTAACCCACAAGAATCCAATTATGCTATTGTAGAACGACTATGGACTTTGGTTGGTGGAAATGCCGAACATACTCCAGACCCCCCCATCCCATTTAATTTTAAAATAGCATTTAATGCTTCATTATACGCATTATTCAATAGTTTCCCAGCAACAGAAACAGTTATTAACAATGAAAAGTTTTTTATAATGGACTTTACATACCCAGTTCCAAATATAGTAAATATTACGCTAAATGCTATTCCATTATATCCAACTTATCCATTTTTAGATCCATTCATTGGAGGAGACGGTATTATGACTATTCCATCTCCATTAGAATATGGACATATAGGAACACATATAGTATTAGAACAAGAACTAAGCACAATAGATACATGGTGTCCTATTAATGGAATTGTATTCACTACAAATACTCTTCCTATTGTAATCAATCAATATAGTTCTAATGTTACACTTAACTCTGATAGACCCTCATCAGAAGCAGGTGCAGATTTTGCATTAATTATTACTGACTTACAGTCCAATCAACAAGGATATAAACCAAATCTCATATATACTCCAACAGCAGAATATAGGCGTGTGGACATGACAGGCAATCTTGGATTGACTAATATTGATATACGAGTTTTTTGGAGGGCGAAGACAGGGCAATTAATACCTATGAAATTGGGATGTGGGGTAACTGCGTCTATAAAATTATTATTTCAGAAGAAGCTTCTTGGCGAGAGGCAACAGCTTCAATTTAAACAATTTTCGGTTAAGGAATTGAAACTATAAGGCGCTTACCGAAGCGCACACGGAACTTCGTTAAAGGAGGGAGTATGAGGGAACTTTGGTTCCTTCACCCGCATACTTGGAAAATTCAGCAAACATTTTATATTAGACTATATTATAAACACAATGTCTTCAGACTTCTCCACAGTTTTAGTAAAAGATGCGCGTCTAAGCGGAATCACAGATCAGTTAACATATGCGGTTCAGTCGGGTGCTTCCTCAAATACCTACCAAGAATTCAATGCTATTGGTCCGTCCAACTCCCAGTTAGCATTCAATATCCAAGTTCCATCTGAAAATGTAGTTGTAAACCGTGAAGTCTTCTTAAGGGCTACAATTAAATTCACCGTGCAAGTTGCTGCCGCCGCTATTGCTAGTGTTGAAGCTGCTAATGCCCTTACACCAAATCGTGGTGGTATTGGTGGTTTTGCGTTAAATGCTTTCCCGCTTAATCAGCTTATTAACACCGCTACCGCGCAAATTAACAACACAAATGTAAGCGCTAATACCCAAGATATTCTTCCAATTTTACTTCAATTAGCAGACCAGAACGATTTATACACCTATAATGATACTACCGCGGTGTGTGTTGATCGGGTCGTATCGGAATACAACAGTGTAGCTGCAACTGCTTCTATTCATCCATTTAACAATATGTTTAATGCTACCGCAGATGGTGTTGTTCGTGGTCGCGGAATTCCACAATTAAAAGTTATGCATATTAAATCATATGCTGGAGGATCAACAAGTGGTACAGCGGTAGAAGGTAATTACGGCCTCGGTAGCTCAACACCTGATACTACTATATTCGAGCTTGCTTGTCAAGCAGAATTAGTTGAGCCTCTTATTGGTTTAAGTCCTTTCACATACGGCAATAACCAGTTTAACAAAGCTGGTCTTGTTGGTGTAAATTCCATGAACATAGTTCTAAATATTGATGGAACTTTAAGCCGTCTATTAGGAACTTCGGCTCTTGTTACTGCGGGTTCTGGTTCTGGTTTCACTGTTAAAGCAGGTTGGACTACTGCGTCGGGTGCTACTGCTTCGTCCACACTATTTGATAAGGCGTCGCTATTAGTCAATTTCCTCAGCTCCCAGCCAACCGATCTAATTCCTGCGCGTAATATTGTGCCGTATGTAGACCTCCCGCGCTATATCACATCGGCTACTGGAACTATTGCGACGGCTGCTTATACTGCGGCTGCTACTGGTGGAGCTTTCAAACTTACTCCAGCAACTGCGTCTATTACTTCGTCCAATATTCAGCTTAATCAGCTTCCTGATTACTTCATTATTGCTGCTCGTATTCCTCCAACCAATCCTACACTTTATCCATCGGGCAAAGCGATGAGCGCTGCCCCAAGTTTCCTTGCGATTAACAGCATTAGCGTCAATTTAAATAACACAAGTGGGCTCCTTGCATCATGCTCAAGTTCAGACCTCTACAGAATTTCGGTGGCTAATCATTCTAACCAGACATACTCAGCGTGGTCGGGTGTATTTCTTGCCGATGCTGGTATTACTGATGCTGGTGTAAATACACAACCAAAAGAATACCCTTCAGTTGGTTCGATTCTAGTGCTAAACCCAGCGAAAGACCTCTCATTACCAGACTACTTAAGCAGTGGCTCATTAGGCAGCTTCAATTTCCAATTCCGAATTGAGGTGTCTAACTACCACGTATTAACTGCTTTCACTCCTGAAATTGTGGTTATTGCGGTCAACTCAGGAATATTTACAACCATTGCTGGTTCGTCAAATATTTTTACTGGCCTACTAACAAAGTCGATGGTTCTCGATGCGAAAAAAGATGGTGCGGAAGAACCAATCAATGCTGTCCAGTATGAGCGTCTTGCTGGTGGAATGATGCCTAACTCGTCGGCGAAAGAATTGTCTGTTGTAAAAGATTACAAAAAGATGAAGGGCATGGGTGTTCGCTCTGGTGGTGGAGTTACTGGTGGTGCTAAAATGGATCGTTTCGCTCATTTAACAATGTAAGTAGTTAATATGGGTGGGTGTCCTTCCTTCCTTCTACCTTCCTCCCTTATTTTTACTCTTCCTTATAAAAGATTTTTTATTTTTATTTTATATTTTTTATTTTATTTTATTTTAATAAGATAAAATAAAGGTAGAAGGGTAGAAGGTGGAAGGAATAAGATAGCTAACACCCATCCATAATTTAACTACTTAATCCACAGACTAACAACAGCATCGGGTATTAGCCTCATATCACGACTGGCTTTCATAATCATTTCAGTAAACTCGGGTAAGTTCATTTTCATTTCTTTAGCCATAATGATTCGTAAACAACACCACCTACCGCATGTATTAATATCTGGTTTAATACTTTGAAACCCATGCTTATTAACAACATATTTATATGGAGATCGTGCAACTAAATGTTTTAAATGGTTTCGTTCCTGTCCTAGTAGTTTATTCATTCCAGCAGCAATAAAATTCCTTTGTGGTTCTATACCTTTTCCATACGAATCATAATCCTCAATGATACCATTATATTTTAAAATTAAAACCCAATGCCCTTTATTCTTCATTTGTTCTACAAGAATAATACGAAAATCAAAAGGATTTGGTAATAATTCATCAATACTATTATAGTTAGCTAACTGTGCATAAGTCATGACTTCACTCTCAATACCTGATCCAAAGTATCTTTCCACATCTCCATCGGTCATAGGTATTTTTATGCGTTCATCAAGAGCTTCAAAGTCAATGTGTTTAGGAATACGAAAATCCATTATATATAATAAATTATATTATTTTTTTAAATTACTTTCTAACTTAAAAAAATACTTTTTTTATAATATATATAGTTATTATAAGATGTTTTCAGACGATAGAGTTAATATACCAAATGGTTCTATAAGAACTGCTAATCTTGTTAACAATGCTGTAACAGGAATAAAAATAGCTTCTAACTCAATCAATTCAAGCCATATAATAGCACATTCTATTTTAGGAACTGATATAAGCTCAGGAACAATAGACATAAGTAATATATCTACTAATGCATTATTTTATTTGAGAGATACATCACTTAACTCAATCAATTCAAGTCATATACAAACTGGGAGTATATTAGGAACTGATATAAGTAATGAAACAATTGATTTAGATAATCTATCTATTAATGCAATATTTTATTTGAGAGATACATCACTTAACTCTATCGATTCAAGCCATATAATAGATAGATCTATCTTAGGAACTGATATAAGTAATGAAACAATTGATTTAGATAATTTATCTGCTAAAACAATATATTATTTGAGAGATACATCACTTAACTCAATCAATTCAAGTCATATAATAGATGGATCTATCTTAGGAACTGATATAAGTAATGGAACTATTACAAGCGATAAATTAGCACCAGGAGTTATTATATCAGGACCAACAGGACCAGCAGGAGCAGATGGAAAGAATGGTAATGATGGAGCAACTGGACCAGCAGGACCCACAGGACCTAAAGGAGATACTGGAAATACAGGACCTAAAGGAGATACTGGAAATACAGGACCTAAAGGAGATACTGGAAATACAGGACCTACAGGAGCCATAGGACCAACAGGACTAACAGGGTCAACAGGACTAACAGGGTCAACAGGACCAACAGGACCAACAGGATTAACAGGACCAGCGGGAGCAGATGGAAAGAATGGTAATGATGGAGCTACAGGACCAACAGGATTAACAGGACCAGCAGGAGCAGATGGAAAGAATGGAAATGATGGAGCAACTGGACCAACTGGACCCATAGGACCAACAGGACTAAAAGGAGATACTGGACCAACTGGACCCACTGGACCTAAAGGAGATACTGGAAATACAGGACCAACAGGACCAACAGGACCAACAGGACCCACAGGACAAACAGGACCCACAGGACAAACAGGGTCAACAGGACCAACAGGATTAACAGGACCAGCAGGAGCAGATGGAAAGAATGGTAATGATGGAGCTACAGGACCAACAGGATTAACAGGACCAGCAGGAGCAGATGGAAAGAATGGTAATGATGGAGCAACTGGAGCTACAGGACCAGCAGGACCTACAGGACCTAAAGGAGATACTGGAAATACAGGACCAACAGGACCAACAGGACCAACAGGACTAACAGGACCCACAGGACAAACAGGACCAGCGGGACCAACAGGACCAGCGGGACCAACAGGACCAGCAGGACCAACAGGACTAACAGGACCAGCAGGAGCTGATGGAAAGAATGGAAATGATGGAGCAACAGGACCAACAGGACCAGCTGGACCAACAGGACCAACAGGACTAACAGGAGCAAATGGAAAGAATGGTAATGACGGAGCAACAGGAGCAACAGGACCAGCAGGACCAACAGGACCTACAGGACTAACAGGAGCAACAGGACAAACAGGACCAGCGGGACCAACAGGACCATCTGGAACAAATGGTGCAACGGGATTAAAAGGAGATACTGGAAATACAGGTGCAACAGGACCAACAGGACCAGCAGGACCAACAGGACCAACAGGACTAACAGGACAAACAGGACAAACAGGACCAGCAGGACCAACAGGACCAGCAGGACCAACAGGACCAACAGGACCAAAAGGAGATACAGGAAATACTGGACTAACAGGACCAACAGGACCAACAGGACCAGCAGGAGCAAATGGAAAGAATGGTAATGACGGAGCAACAGGAGCAACAGGACCAGCGGGACCAACAGGACCAGCATCAACAGTGGTAAATATTGCAGATGGATCAATACAAGGAATTAAACTAGCAGACTTTTCTATTAGTAATAGT